CATTTGATCTCTCCAATTTTGCTACTTCAGCAGCGTATTGCTGCGGGGTCAGTCCGTACTTCTTTGCCAGCGCAACCTGCGTTGGAGTCAGTTGGACCTTTCTTGCGCCCGTTGAACGAGTCGCAGGGGCAACTACCGAGGTAGGTCGTTTGGAGACATCGCCGGGGTTTGGCTTAGTGTCTGTCTCACCGAAAATTTCGGGAAACGTGGACTTAATGCGAGCATCAATGCGCTCGTAGTAATCATCAGAGCGAGGGTCAACCCCCGAGTTGACTAGTTTCTGGTGCAGCCCTAGTGCAAAGCTGGTAACTTCCTCGTACCCATCAGAACCGAACCACCGGTTTTTTGCCTGCCAGCGAACAGTCTTGTCATCGAGTTCTTGACGGGGTACTTGCGTTTGTTGTGTTTGTACATCAACTTCGTTGGCCTGTAAAGGGGCCGGACGAAAGTTTTTTGCAGCTTCTGTCTTCATCTTTGCTTCAGTCATAGCCTCTTGTGCTGCAACCATCGCGTCAGAGTCGCCAGACTCGTATGCTTCCTTGTACTTTCGCTTGGCATCTTCCAGCTCGTTGTCGGCCCCCTTCTTGATGGACTCTGCGTACTGTTCCGTGCCCGTCTGCACGTATGCCTTGAGCTTTTTGTTCTCGTTGACCATGTGCTCGGCGAGTCGCTCCAGCTCCTTTTTCTCTCGCAAAAGGGCCTCTTTGGCTCGACGCTCATCATGGCGGGCGTGGGTCAGCTCTTTAATGCGCTTTTGAACGCCCTCAGAGTAGCTGTTGATTTCGTCGTCGGTGGGGTCAGCCACCTCGCGGTTTAGGGGTTCACGGCCCCGGTCTTTTACCGGGGTGTCGTCAACAATCTCTATCTCGACCTCGTTGTCGGTCGAGTCGTTGGTGTTATCCAACTCGTCGGGAAACTTGTATTCAGGCATTTTTGCTCCTTAAGCGCGGGTGTAACCCCGGGGGTCTTCCACAACACATTCAATTTGGTCGTCGTTCAGAACCCTGAACTCTTTACCAAACACCTTGAAACGCGTACCGGTATAGGTACGCACGAGCACAAAATCACCAGCCTTGCACCACGGGCCTGTGGGGAACTTGGCGGTGTCTTTGTACGCGTCTGGTCCGACCCGCATCACAAACAACACGGTGGTTGCATGCTCTTCGGCTCGCATGGTTGCTGCATCTCGAACGAGGTCGAGGGATGTGCCGGCAATCTTTTCATCAACCTCTGGCACGATACACAGCAGCTTGTAGCCTGTGGGTATCGGCAAGGCCGATGCTTTCTCTTCTGCATCCGCTTCCTCGTCTGGGGCGTCGATTGGCTGGATGTGGCTTGGCAGGCTGATGCCCGGTGGCAGAATGATTTCACTCATCTGGTTGCTCTACTTTCTAAAAACACCGCAAGCTGTGCGGCGAACAGTCCGCCTTTCGGCGGAAAAATCCTCATTCGTCGTCTGTTTCTGCCTTCCGGGCTAAATCCAGCATGTGACGTTCTGCAAGGGCCAAGCCTTGGATCATTCCGCAGAGCTGCTTGTAAGACTCGAAGTCTTTGCACGCGCCTGTAGCCACGTCATCTGCGTAGTTGTTCATGTCCTCACGGATTTTTTCCCTGAGAACCCGGACGAAAGAATCGATTTCTGCGCTCATTGGTTACCTCTCTGTGCGTTACGCATCGCCATGGTTTCTGCAACCTCGGTCTTGTCGGCCTTGTCAAGGGCGTCAATGGTCAATTTCTTCTCGGCCAAGTCATTTTTGTCTGCCTTGTCGGCCGCATCGACTGCCAGCTTTTTCTCGTTGAGCTGCAAGCCGGCCTCTTTGATGGCAACCTCGCGCTCTTTGAGCTCCAACTCCTTCTGCTGCATCTGAACAACGGGGTCCTGCGCCTGCTGTTGGGCCTGCTCTTGAGCGGCCTGCGTTTGGCTCTGCTGGAGAACCTGCTGAGAGGCTTGGGCCATCATTCCGGACAGGGCCAACTCGATCTGAGGTGGCAGAGGATCGCCCTCGGGTGGCAAAGGCATGCCCAGCTGCTGTTCGATCTTCTGGCGGTAGGCGAAACCAACGTGCTCGGCGATGTGAGCCATAGCCGCAGCTTGAATCATTGCGGCCCGTGGGTTCTGACCCACCAACTGCATGATGATCGGATCGTTCATCGCCGACATGTGCACCTGAATGTGCGCCTCGTGGTCCTGATATTGGAACGCCTTTACGGGTTTACCCTTAAGCAGGTTCTGGTTCTCGGTGACCGGATCGGTTGGCTTCTGGTCTTCTTCCAAAGGAACGAGCTTGTCTGCGTTTTTGATACCCAGCACATCCAACATTCCACGATGGAGTTGTGGGAGGTCGTAGATGTCGGGGGCCATTTGGGCCAGCTGGATAACTGCTTGGTACTGGACGACCCGCTGTGACAGAGTTGCTGCGTTGGGGTCGCTGACCGGAAGGATGTCCACGTTGCGGTAGTCGCTCTTCTTTGCACGGGGGCCTTCTTCGCCGTCCGGCTCGTAGGTGTACTCGTCGTCGGTGTAGTCGCGGATGATCGCGGCCAAGAGCTGGAGTTCTTGCTTCAGGGTGAAGTGCACCCGGGCCTGAACTGCCGTCATGACCTTGAGCTGACGCTCGAGCAAAGCAAGAGTCGAGCCCACGGGAGCGTTGGCACCCATGTCGCTGACCTTCATGTCGGCCGTCGCGGCAAAGCGGCGACCTTCCTCCACGATGCTGCCCAGCAGCGTCATCAGAACCTGACTGGGTTCCTTGTAAGGCAGAGGCAAGATGTTGTCGCGGATCGTGCCGGAGCCAACATCCACGTCGCGGAACTCACCGGGTGCGATCGGGGTGTCATCACCCTTGATCCGCAGACCACGGGACTTGAGTCCACCGGGCAGGTTGGACAGCGTACCTGCGTCGATCAGCTGTCGCATCAGGCTGGTGGCCGAGTTAGCGAACCCGCCGATCAGGTGGAAGAGGCCAAAGCCGTAGGCACCAAAGCCGGGGATGTACTGGTAGTGGACGAAGTGCTGGCGCTTCAGGTGAAGGGTGTCGTCTTCGTTCCAGTTTCTGCGGATCGCCAAGACGGTGTTTGTGCCACGGATGAAGGTCACCACGTAAGGCAAGGCGATACCGCTGAGCTCGCCATCTTCGTCCTTGTCGGAGAGGGGGTCGTCTTTGAAGACCAGCTTCACATGGCTCTCGTAGAGGGTGAAGCGCTCGTCGTTCAGATCGGCGAAGCCGGTCTCTTTGTCCTTTGCCTTGTTGATTTCGTCAATGGCACGGTCTGGGTCACCCAGTTCCACATCACAGTAGAACCCTGCCTGCTGGAGCTCGAGGATTTCGTTCTTGGTCTTGCGCATCACATGGGTGACGCGGTAGCAACTTTGAATGTCCGAGGTGCCGTAGGGCAGGAGGATGTCTTCTGCGGGGATGAAGATGGAGGTCTGCCGGCCGATGCTGGGGTCGTAGTAGACCTTCTTGAATGCCGAGCCGGTGGCGGGAAGGCTCCAGAGCATACGCTCGTGTTCAGGGCGGAACTCTTGCATGACCTCGGTCAATTGGAAGTTCATGTCCTCTTGGACGCGCTGAGCTGCCTCTTTTTTGGCCGGGGTCTCTTTGCCGACGATCTTGGTCCGAACAGGACCGGCCGCAGGGAATGTCTCGGTGATGGTTTCTGACTGAAACCTGACCACAGCTTCGGTGATCATGGGGTGGAAGACACCAGAGGCACCATCCCAAGGCTCGGTACGCTCTTCGATCTGCAGGCCCAAGAGCTTCAGGCCGGTGACGTAGGCTTTTTCCCACTCCTTGCGGGAGTTGCGGTCGTTATCGATGTCGCTGTCCAAATCAGAGACCATGAGCTGGATGGAGCTCTCTGGGAGGTATTCTGCGAGGTTGGCATCAAAATCATCAACGCTGGGTTCGGCCTTTTGAATGCTGATCTCAAGACCACCCATGTCAATGTTGACTGCCTCGGGGTCGATGATTTCAATCTCGATCGGCTCCTCTTTTATGGCAGCTGCGTCGATGCCCATGGGTTGTTGGTACAGCGCTTTGTCAATGTTCGTTGCCATGTTTACACCTTAGTAATAGGCCGCTTTTCGGCGGCGG